ATTTTGTTACTAATTCTGGTTGTAAATATTTTATAAAAGGTAAAAATGTCGAAAAGTTAAAGGGTTAAATTATATACAAAATTAATAATTTTATTAACCCTTTAACGATTTTACCGACGGATTTGTCGGTAAATGAATTTTGAATTATGTACAGTTATATATACAATTATTACCATAACTAGTTTCAAATATTTTATAAAATGTAAAATATTTGGGTTTTTTTGTAAATAATTGAAAACGTTAAAGGGTTAACCCTAAAATCATGAGGTTAAATCGTTAACTTGTAAATAACATATTATTTGATACATTCCATGTATCAAAAGTACTTCCATCGAAAAAGTAACTTGTAGGTATAATTACCTCATTTATTACATTTTGACCACCTAAATTTATTGCTTTTACTGAAAATTTGTATTTTGTTATTTTATTATCATACGGAATAATAAATGACCCAGTTGTATCATAGTCAATATTGTTTGTTGTATATTTATAAATTACATTATCCTCAATATTGCTAATATTTATATTAATTCCAATTGAATCTAATAAAATATTTAATATTGGAGTATTAGCTAAAGTATAAGTATTTAATGTTTGTACAATAGAATTCCCATATAATATAGCTTTTATATAGCTAGTATATTCTGTATTACTTTTTAATCCGTATAAAGTATATTTAGAATTAATATCAAAATTTTTAGAAACAGTAAAAAGGTCGTTGTTTCCATATATATAAGATACTCTTTCTTGTATATTTTGAATAGTATATGTAATACTAGAAGAAGTAGATATAGTTTCTATTATCATTGGATTTATAGATAAATCAACAGTCAAAATACCACTATTGCCATATAAATTAGAGGAATATATGTAAATTTTATTACTTCCACTATAATATGGTATAGTTAAAACTGTTCCATTAACACCATTACTATTTGAATTAATTTCATTAAATGTTTCAATTAAATTAGTATAACTATAATAGTATTTATTCGCATTTACATCCTCGTTAATAGTAATAATAATATTGCCATTATTTATTGAAACAGTCTGTATGGTGGGGGTCATTGGCGGTGAATCGCCTCCCTCACCCGTCATTGAAGGCAAATAATACAAGTATTTATGTCCAAATTTCGGTGGAACAATCGCACCACCCGCACGGGTTCTACTAATAGCACTATTTACAAAATTCATGTCATTTTTTGAATGATAAGACAACTTACCATCGAATGAAACGACTCCAATTGCCTTAATGCTTTTGGTTTTTATATAATTAAAAGAGTCTTTATTACCCCCAATCCATTTTTTTGTTAATTTCGTATTTGTATCTTTTTGTAAATCCGCTTGAATCGAATAAAACATTTTTTTTCCCATTTCAAAAGAACTATCTGAATTACTAGTACTATCTTTTAATGGTGAAAAATTTGTGATTTTCATTTTATATAATTATTTATTTTTATCGACGATAATAATTCTTTTTTTCGGTTTTACATTGGGTTCATTCAATATTCGAACATTATCTAAGAATTCGTTCAAAGAAACCATATTTTGTTTATTTTCCGTTTGACCTTCAATTATTCCTTGTATTCGGTCTTTCATTTCTTTAAGTTCAGTATATCCTTTGTTTACACGTTCGATCAAATCTATTTTACCTTCTTTCTTTAATCCTTTAACGTTTTCCATGTTTTTACAAAAATTCAAATATTTTACTTTTTATAATATATTTGAAACTATTTATAGTGTAGTATATCATACAACTTATACAATTTATAAAAATAATTAACCTTGAAATCCGCAGGTTAACCCTTTAACGTTTTCGGTGTTTTTATAAAATCTAAATATTTTACATTTTATAATATATTTGAAACTATTTATGGTAATAATTGTATATATAACTGTACATAATTCAAAATTCATTTACCGACAAATCCGTCAGTAAAATCGTTAAAGGGTTAAAATAGGCGTTTTAAATGTGCAAAGGTGTAAAGAACCCCGTTTATGCGCGACCGAAGGGAGCGTACACAAAACCAATACACATAAACTTGAAACGTTTCTTTCAAAAATAGTTATATAGAATTATTTAAAGACCCCCGTCCTTGCGCGACCGAAGGAAACGAGCGTCCGGTAAATCTACGGTAAAACCTACGGTGCGGGTAGTAAGGGAAGGGGCGTCCGGGGAAACCGTAGGTTTCCCGGATTTCCTGGAGTTACTGCTCACTTTTCATTCGATCCATCGCCGTTTTTTTGCGATGACAATTCGGACAAAGACTAACCAAATTGGTCAAATCATTCGTCCCCCCCTTGTAAAGAGGCACTATATGGTCTACTTCGTAGGTAGATGACAGCTGTTGTTGACAATGTCCACATTTCCACCCCTGTTGGGCACTAATATATTTTTTCTTCGTCTCCGACACTGACCGCTTATGTATTGCGTCCGGCTTTTTTATTTTCTGTATTTCAATAATCGGGTATTTATCCCCCCCTCCAATATAGTTACCACTATTCCCCGACCAATTCGTTTTACTACTAAAATCTAATATAGGACTTATCATATTTACGGTGCTTTTATCCAAAGGAAGGTATTTTACGTATTCATTTGAAGTTACCAATATTTGCTGTGCATTTAAAGGGTTCTTTTTAATCAAGTAGTAAATTACAAAGAAACCAACCAACACACCTGCCATTTGCCAGTATTTCTTTCGTGAAGTAATATATCGCATTATTTTACCTTCGTAGTAAATATTTGCCATTACTAAACTGGCGATAAAAAAAAGCACTATTTCTATTCTCATATATACTTAGAATATACAAGGACTAAAGAGAGGAGTAGTAAATATACATTGGGTAAAACATTAAAGGGTTAAACACCTTAAGAATGAACATAAAATGTATTAGTATTACCGAAAAACTGAAATATCGTTGTAATACGCGTTGGAACGTTACGAAACTCGTATTCTTGTCCCGCTTCTGCTAATTTCGTCCCCCCCTCAATTAACTTATATTTATCAATACCATAACGTTCTTTAAACTCATTGCCAATAGCGAATATAAATTGTGCCAAAGTAAGACTAGTCGAGAAGGTTAATATAACCGTTTCACCTGTCTTTAGCAATTTAAACATATATTTTTTTACTTCCCCGTTTGTAGAATTTTCAGTGGTAGGTTGTGCGTTCATACTTGCTGTTTTACTGTACCCCCTCAAGTAGTTTAGTAAAATATAATCAATTTTTTACAAACCCTTTCCTCCCTCTACCCGTTTTATTCTTGGTCTAAGTAACCTATATATAACAATTTGTTTAGAATGAGTAGTGTGTTATACCCGTCCAAATTCAAAAGTAGATTAATGTCTCATACTAATTTAACCCCCAAATATGAATATTTTGCTGGCAATGTTTACGACATAAAGCCTCCAAAGAACCAGTTGATTTGTTTATATACTAATAAAACAAACCAACCCCCGACGTTACGTTATTCACAATACAGGACAAATAGTTTACACTTTATAAATTATTTGAAAATGTGTATATCGTCGTTTATTTACCGGGTTATTTCATTTTCAAATAACGTGTATAGATGGTTTCGACGGTGACTCGCATATTATATATTTATGAACAATTAATAATATTAAATCGGTAAATAATCCTAGTATTTTAATTTATTACAAAAATATTTTTAACGAAACCCTATATGGTTTTATAAAAACACGGAAAATGTTAAAGTTAATATCACTGCTTTGATTTATATAGGTTAAAAATTCGGGTTATCGGTAAAAATTTCGGCGGTGTTTGCGACGGCGGACAACGAACTGCCTCCGCCCCCAAGAATGGAAGAAGCCGACGATTTGGTATCCGTTATAATATTTATAAAATCTTGAATATTATCACTAAAATAAAAACATATATAAGTCGCGGTTAAAGAAGATATAAAAACAATAAGCGCATCCCGAAAAAGGACTTTTATAGGTTTTACATCATTATCAATAAACTTCATTTCGACAAACTTGCTAATACAAAAAAGGACAGTAGCAATAACGGGAACAATTAGTATATTCTGTGAAACGGTGGACATTGACAAGAATTATATAATTAAAACAAAAATAATTATATAATACGGACGAGTGGTGGGGCGGGGACATGGGACGAGCGCGAGGGCGGGTGAAAGCTATATATTTTTTATAGTTCTTCTACGTCCAACAAAGGAACAGAATCCATATTTCCACCGCCCATACCATTAATATTAAAGACATCAATACTTCCTAAATCTACGCTATCATCGTGTATTTTTATTTTATCACCGGAATTGTCATCGTCTTCTTCTTCCAGTTTTCGTTTAATTGAATTTGACATACTGATCTCCTCAAGTCTTTCTAAATCCTTCGGTGCGTTTTCTTCACTTTTAACCCCCTTCTCATCAATAACATAATCTATATCATTAAATTTTAACGTAGTAGTTGGTTCTTCTTTATCATCGACATTTTTAATTATTGGAACGATTTCTGGCGGAGGTGGTTCGTGTAGGGAGTCGGCATCCGCATCCGCGTTCGCATTGGGTTCGGCGTCGATGCCCGTATCCGTACCCGTTTTCTTAAGACCTTCCAATAGCCCCCCCTTTACCACGGTGTTATCGTTAATTGCCGGATCTTCTATATTTTCTATAATAACCTCTTCTTCGTGTTCTACCGATTCATCCAGGTAAGCACGAACAATTTGCTCGGTTGGAATACTTTCTCGTATAGTTATCATTATACATTCCCGAATAATAGTTTCTATTTCACGGTTGTTTTTCTGTGTTTGAAGTGGAGAAATCCCCGCCCCCCGTTCAAATAGGTAAACATTGGCGTATATTTTACGGGCAACTTGTATATAAACACTATGAATAAAATGGTCTAATTTAGGTATAGAAATATCGATTTTCTTCTGTTTATTACCAACCCGAATACAGGTAAGTACTTTCAATTGAATAATATGGACACATGTAATTAACTCATTTATATAGTTACATCCACTTTTGGTAATTATTCTTTGAACTTCTTCCTGTATAATAACAGAATTCCATTGTGGAATTTTCGATAGAAGATTTTGAAATGTCATCAAGTATTTGACAGGTTCGTTGTTTTCAATACACATTTTAAGCGCTTCATTAAAAATGGATTTTATACCTTCGTTTATATGTGGAATTAAAATATATGTTAATCTTTCACACCATTCATTTCTAGAGTCATTAAGTGTTGGGATTAAAAAGTCGTCCATAATACTTTCTAAATATGTGATTTTATTATATTATTTTTCGATGATTTAAACTGAACTGGAGTGTAACGTAGCCTCTATATTTTCCAACGCAACCGAGTAGGGAACAATTCCGTAACCGCAATCGGCAAAGAACGTTTCATAGTTTTTCAAATTAGTATCCAAATTATTTAGCCTTACTGCCACAAATTGTGTCCCGTAGTCTTTAATAAACGGTTCTATTACAGGGTTTTCTTTACTGCCTGTAACATCTGGGTATGTCAATTTTAAAACCGTCAAGTCCGTCGTTTTATCATCGCTGTTTATATTCGGCGGGTTAGTGGTTTGTTTTAACAAACTGTTATATGTTATTAATCGTAAAGAATTACTTCCCCCCTCCAAATTTACATATTTAGACAAATTGTAACATTGGTTTTGGCTGGTTTCTATACCCTCGCAATTTGGATAAGCGTCGTAATCAGGAGATTTATTTACATCTACTATTAATACTATTTTATTCATTATATCTTCCAACTTCGTAGATGAGTCCACCCTACCCTGATAAAGTCGGTTACTGATATTTTTATCAATTGACTTCGCCACCATTTCATAAATACTGTTATCTTTTGAATTAAAACGGAGATTAATAAAGAGCGGGTCGTTAATGTTTGGTGTGGGCGCGGAAAACGCTTCCGTTACTATATTGTACATTACTTGTCCAAATGGCAGGGTATTCGAAGAGGAGATTTTTACCGTCCTCATTAAATCATTATTGTATCCTACACAAGGAAGGCCATCTACCATATAAACTTCAAAGTCCAGATACCGATATCCACGACTTAATGCGTAAGTAATCGCCTTAAATGACATTGATGAACCTATATATGCAGTATTATAAGACGATTTAATGATATAGTCCTTCAATGTCAGTCCAGGGTAGTCGCCGGGTCGTATGGTTTTCGTTTTCGGGCCAGAATCGTTACTCGTCATAAATTTAATATTGTCTTCGTCCCCGGAAAATCCCTCATTCATGCCCCCAACGGTGAATGCCGAAGAAAGTTCTGGTTGAAAGTCGCATAAATTTCGTTGGTTTTGTATAAAACGGAACAATAAATAAAATGCTATAATAATAATTAACACTATTGAAAGTTTCTTATACCAGGGTAATGATTCCATATAATATATGTATATATAAAGAATAATTTTCAATAATAAATATGGCGGGTGGATTATTCAATTTAGTCAGTGTTGGAAACGCCAATGTTATTTTAACTGGAAATCCAACCAAAACCTTTTTTAAAATCGCTTATTCTAAATATACTAATTTTGGACTTCAAAAATTCCGTTTAGATTACGAAGGAAGCCGTGATTTGCGTTTAACAGATGATTCCGTATTTCAATTTAAAATAAAAAGATATGCGGATTTACTAATGGACACCTATTTAGTTGTAAACCTACCCGATATTTGGAGTCCTATATACCACCCTTGCCCACAAAATGATGGAGAATGGACGCCCTACGATTTCCGTTGGATTAAAGACATCGGTATTCAAATGATTCGTTCTGTTGAAATAAACTGTGGGTCGATTCTTATACAACGATATAGTGGCGAATACCTATTAGCAATGATGGAACGCGATTTTTCAAGCGAAAGAATAACCAGTCCGCGTTTCCACTAATCTGTCTTCAATACAACGAATTGACGATAACGGTAACCCTCCGTCCAATCCAGGAGTTGTTTCAAGTCCGTGACGTATTCGATCCACAATATAATCATCCATATATACAGCCGGATTTTACACAGGAGCAGTTCCAAACATATCGGTTCTTACAAACACCCCCTTCAATTCGCATAGATTCCAATGCTTATAAAAACACGGTAAAAACGTGGAACGCCGATATACATTTATTATCTACATATTGTTTTCTTTCAAATGAAGAATCGCGTAAATTTGCGATGGAAGATCAGGTATATTTAGTAAAGGATGTTTACCAATATTTCTTTGAAAACGTGGCTGGTAATTCAAAAGTCAGGCTTTTTAACTCCTCGTCAATGGTAAGTAACTGGATGTTTTTTTTCCAAAGAAACGACGTTAATATGCGAAATGAGTGGTCAAATTATACGAATTGGCCATATAATGCCTTGCCGTCAAACCTGGTATTGCCCAGTAACGCGTTACCCACCGATATTAACTCGGGAGTTTCAAATAATGATGAGAAGATTTTATTTGGACCAAATCTACGTTCCGACAGCAATAATACGGGTTTACTTATTACGGGCGATTTTTCTCCCTATAATCGTAAAGAAATATTAAATACACTCGGGATCGTGTTAGAGGGGGAGTACCGTGAAAATATTATTGACAGGGGAATATACGATTACGTCGAAAAATACGTTCGAACCAACGGATTTGCGAGAGAAGGCATATATTGCTATAATTATTGTTTAAATACGTCCCCATTCGTTTATCAACCGACAGGCGTGGCAACTATATCAATACAATTACAATTTAACAGTTTTTGAAGAGAGATATAATGTCCTTTCTTTTATCAGTGGTAATTGTGGAATGATGTGGGCAAGATAAAGTAACGCGTAATTATATAAACCAGAATTATTATGTGCTGGAGTGCTGACGTTTCGTTAAAAACGTTTTTATTTTCCGCATGTGTATTTGTTCTTGCTTGGTTGAACGGGTTCAAACGAAAAATAATGTTTCTTTATTTTTCGTTTATTTTGATGCAACTAATCGAGTTTTTTCTTTGGCGAAACTTAAAGAATGAACAACTGAATCGCCTATTTTCATTTATGGCGTTTGGACTATTGGCAATTCACCCATTCGCGTTTTGTATTATAATAACCGACCCAGCAATTCAACGCTGGTTTTTTGCGCTATATATAGTATTTCTTTCATTGACATTATACATTCACACAACGAAAACGGTGGATTACTCGGTGAGTGTGGCGGAAAACGGACATTTACGTTGGAACTGGGTAAAAAGCTACGAGGTCATCTATTATATATATCTTATTTTCTTCTTCGCTTTGTTAATTGAAAAAGAGTATATAGCGTTTATTATAATATTTGCGACCTACATTTATAGCATAATTAGTTATTACCAGGAAGGGACATTTAGTTCTTTGTGGTGTTGGACGGCAAATATGATAGGTATCTTCATCATTTTACGCGTCTTACAACATAAAGATTTAATCTATATTGACTATACTCAACACGTTTTTAAAAATGAACGAAGAAAATAACGTATTAACAATAAAAACCGTTCAAATCCAGCCTATACGAAACGTTTTTACGGCAATAAAGGACATTCTCGCCGATAGCACAATTACTTTTACCAAAGAAGGGCTAAAAATTATTAATTTCGATAAAACACATACTATTTTGGTAAACGTGTTTTTGGAAGCCAGTAAATTTGAACACTATGTTTGTAAGCCGGATAAAATCGTCATATGTGCGAATACGTTGCACCTTTTTCGCGTAATTAGCACTATCTCGAATGACGATACACTGACAATTTATATAGAAAATTCCGATTATCACGAAGGAGTGGTAAGCAATATCGGGTTTCAGTATGATAATGGCGACATTCGACAATGCTACAGTCAAAAGTTACGGTTAATTGAACCCGATCTGGAGGAATTGGTAATTCCAGACGTAGTATATACCACGGTTATTAATCTTCCAAGCACGGATTTTCAGAAAATTATTCGCGATTTAAACTGTATTAGTGACCGCATCGAAATACGCAGTATTGGAAAGGATCTTATATTTACAGCGGAGGGGTCATTTGCCAACTTAAAAATCTATCGTTCCGCACACGACGGATATATGGAGTTTATTAAAAACCCGGCGGATGCGTCCACCGTTATCCAGGGGATGTTCAGTTTGAAATCGCTTTCTCAGTTTATTAAATGTACTCCCCTTTGTAATATGATAGAATTGTATATAGACAACAACTTACCGCTTATTGTATCATATGATGTGGCGAGCTTGGGTATTATACGGTTGGTATTGGCAAACTTACCGCCGATTTAACCCATGTGTGGGGTGGGAGGGTGTGGAATGTGTAGTGTCGCGTCGCGTTGTGGCGGGGGTGAGGGCAAATAAAAAATAGTAGCGTTAAATCATCATATTATATATAATAATATGATGAGTTTAGAAAAGTCGGGTATTATCAAGACAATACTCAAAATTTGCGTTATATTGGTTATTTTTATGATTTTAGATGGAATATATATAAGTTTAACGTATGGTTTACTATTTGAACGCGTTTTACGTAAAATAAATAATACTAACACCGTAAAAATAAGGTATTGGTCAGCAATTCTATTCTATTTTATTACGGCGATTGGGTTTTATTTTTTCTTGGAAAAAGAAAGAAAACCACTTTATTATTCATTTCTCTTTGGGCTTTTTATTTATTCATTTTATGAAATTACGAATTATACTATTATAGATTCGTGGACTTTACCGGCGGTGGTGGTGGATAGTATATGGGGCGGTGTTTTATTTTTGTTGGTGGCGGTAGCAATGAGAATAATTTTTTAACCCTTTAACGTTTTCGGTGTTTTACAAAATTCTAAATATTTTACCTTTTATAAAATATTTGAAACCATTTATAGTGTCACTAAAGATAATAATACGTAAAAATATAAAA